GTGCCGCTGCTCCACCAGCTTGCATACCACCGGTCATCATTACGGTTTGCAATGCAGTCATCGCCCACGTTTCGACCATCTTGTCGAAGTTGTCGGCAGTTGGGTCAAGGTTCTCACCTTCGACAACGTTGGCCAATGTCTCAATGGTCAACTCTTCTGTCAGTTCTGCACTAAGATTCCCGCCAAAGTTCTTAATCGCTTTCAGAACAGCCTTTTCAGATGATTTGACTGCTTCGGTCGCAACGTTCTTGCTCACGCCCTTGGCAACCATCTTCTCAACACCACCGGCACCAAGAATGTTAAACGCCGATGTGACACCACCTTCAATAGCACCTTGCTTCAATGCGTAGGTCCACGCATCGTCATCGGTCATTCCTTGCGACTTGGCTTGTGTGTACGCCTTGTCTGCAGCACTTGCGGCAAACGTTCCGACTTGACCACCATACGCACCCAGTTGACCCATCTTGGCTGCTGCAATGGATTGACGGAAACCTTGTGCAGTGGCAACTGCTGCTCGCCCACCCAATGCGGCTTGCCCTGCTTTGGCTAAACCTTTACCTGCAATACCACCGACACCACCACCAATCAATGCGGTTGGTGCGTTTTGAGCTGCACCCATCGCAGCATCTGCGAAAAGCCTTCCGTAAGTTCCTTGCTCGGGGTAGTACCTTTCGCCTATCGCTTGATTCTGTGCATCAAGATATGCGTTGTAACGGTCGGCAGAACCCTCTTCCGCAAGACCCATCGCTTCGCCTGCTCTGCGAAGTGGACCACTGAACGGCGCAGCGACTCCATGGGTAAACTGACTTCCGACCTGCGTTGCAGCATCCAGAAAACCAGACTGCATCGACATCTGGTCGTCGGCAATCGCTTTCTGTTTGGCAAACTCCGCTTGGTACTTACCAATGTTGTCAATTTGCTCTTCAATACCCCCCGCTTCATATACGGGAGTTTTCTCTTGCTCAGACATTCCATCAATTTGGTCTAAGATGGAAGCTTCGTTGTCTTTGGGCATCTTGCTTCTTTATAGAGAGAGGGTGACTATTTCACGCCCTGGAAGTTGGGAGTTTTCTTGGGAAGGTTTTTCAGTTCCTTTTCCCACTGCTGTCCACGCTGCTTGGATTTGAGATAATCCAGCATGTTTTGCTTGAGCTTGATTTCGCCTTTCTCATCCACCCACAAAGGCGGTAACTGGGCGAATGTTCCATCGTCTATCTCACCACGCTCGAATCGAATGTTCGGAATGACTTGGGCACCATTGTTTTTCCAAACATCAATCACTTTGTCTGGTGCTTCCAGAACATGCAATCGAGTCTTGTCGGGGGTTTCTTTCATCTCTTGCAGATGCTGCTGAATTGAACCTGCGGCATCAAAGTCTTCGCCCATCAACTGCTGCACCATTCCAACAAGAGGCTCTTCAATCTGGCGACTTGTCTCTTGGTTGATTCCAGCTTGAACATCTGGTGCTGTTTGCTGGCGTTGCTGCGGTGGTTGCCACGCTTGGGCTTCCGGCGACATTGCCGCTTGTCCCGCCATGGTTGCTTCACCACCAAGTTCATTGAAAACCTGTTCCGGTGTTGCTGGCATTTCAGCTGGCTTGTTTCCAAACGCTTGTGCTTCCAGTTCCTTGAATCGTTGCCGTACTGCAGGGTCTGCCATGCGGCGACCCATTTCGGTCCCCCGAGTGTCTGGAGGGGTCAATCGTCGCTGCATCTCTCGACGCATCTCGATTTCTTCGTCGATACCTTGTCTTGCCCTTTCGATGACTTGCGAACGAGAAGGTGGGGTGACGTTTCCGTCTTCACCTATTGGGGCAAGAGCTATCAGTTCTTTCTCTGCTTGCTGCAAGGCATCACGCCACAACTTCGGGTCTTCTGCCATTTCCGTTACAACTTGCTGTGCAGGGTCTACCTGCATGAAGTTGCCGAACGGGTCACTCGCTGCTGCTGCCCCAGCCTCTTTGCCACCACTGCTCATCCAGTTTGTGCGACCTGTGTTTGGGTCAAAGTCGCCATAGATGCCAAGTTCGGGATGGCGGACAACGTTGGACTCAGAAAGAGCTTGACTGGTAACAAGTGGTTGCTGTTCGCCTTCAAGGTATTCGTTCTGCAGCTTGTCTAAGATGTTCTGCAGCATCTCAGCTCTGGCTTGTGGTCGAAGTTGAGCACCATGCTTCAACATTCCGCCAAGCATGTTCCGGTATTTCTGGATTGTCTTTTTTCCAGCTGGTGTCAGATTCGCGTTGCCACCAATCGAAAGCAGTTCTTGAATCTTTCGTTGACGACTAGCGGCAACCTCTGACATGCTCATGTTGGATTCGTTCTCGCGAAGAGATTGAACCCGATTAAATTCGTCTGCTCCCTGCAGGCGTGATTGAACACGTTCCCCCATGGTTGCGTCAAATTGACGTGATGACTCGTCATTACGAATCATTGCCAACTCTGCAGCCTGGGCCAATGACTGCTGACGGTAATCACCATCAGCATCAAATCGTGCCCAATCCAAGTCCATGCGTCCCAGTTGTTCTGCCGTTCGCTGCTGCATCGTTGCATCGAACTGACCTTGCTGCTGACCCATCTGGTCATACGCACGTGCATTGGTCGCGTTGAACTGTTCGTTCTGCTGTGCTTGGTTCATCAAGAACTGTTGCTGGTCGAGACTTAGCCTCTGGTAGTCCAGCCCCATCTTGTCTGCGAACTGTGCAGCCGACTGCTCCATTTGTTCGCGACTCAACTCACGTCCAGCTTCCGCATTGAACATTGAGTTGTCTTGACTTCGTTTCTGCAATCGCAGTTGGTCACGAGAGTTTTGATAACTCTGTGCTTGTCCGCGATTCTTCAAATCCATTTCCTGTGCAAATCGCGTCATCGCGTCCTGCATAGAACCTCTTTGAAGATTGTCACGGCGAAGATTGGATTGCTCCTGTATTCGCTGGCTGTTGTACGCCAAACGATTCTTCACATCGCGGTCATTTATTGACGCATCTAGCTCCGACCGCTTCAACTGCTCCGCACGTTTCTGTGCTTCCTCGGCAGCTTTTTGCTTGAGCAAATTCTGTTGAATCTGTGCGGATTGCTGCCAAGCATCAACCAGACCTTGCTCGGTCTTGTCTCGCTTGTCCAGTGTTTGCTGATTAGCTGCCAGAAACGCTGGCATTTCCTCGGCACTAACAATCTTGGTCGCACCAGTTCGCTCGTCCCGAACTCGCTGACCGAAACCTTTGGCGAATCTCATGGTCTATTTGTTCCAGCTATTGGATTCTTGCGATGAAAGTGTCGGCAACGTCGATGCTTGCTGTGAGTACAGCCCACTAAGCATTTGAGCGAGTGAGTTCTGCAGCCCCTGTTGCTGACCTTGAGCAGCCGACACTTGATTGCCAAGGTTCGCAGTAGCACCCAGCTGTTGCCCGAGAAGACTTGCGTTGAGCTGACCCAAACTCTCTTGGCGATTACGCTCTACGCCTTGGGCCATGTTTCCTTGAACGGTGCTGTTGTACAAACCCGTACCTGCCAAGCTTGCCCCGACCGAGTTGACTTGGTTGTCGAAGTCCCGATTGATTCGGCCTTGCTCATAACCGCCCATTTGCTGCATCAACTGCATCTGCTGTGCGTAGTTGTCCTGCAGCCCTGCAACTTGCTGCTCTCCCATTCCAGCAATGCTTGCTGCCGCAGTGTTTCCAGCATTGATGCCATTGTTGAATTGGGCATCAGAGATAGCTTTCATCATCTCTGAGAAGCTTGTCCCAGAAGTCTGACGCGACACAGACTTTGCGTTCGCTGGTGCTTTATTTGCGTATTTTTGGCCAATCGGGATATATCTGGTCGCCATCCCACCTTGGACTTTTCGGTACTCGCTTTGGGGGAAACTGCTGTGTCCCATGCTGCCACGTGCCATCTTGATTCTCCTTTGGCGGTAAAACTGGAAGTTTACCCGCTACCGCAAGGAGTTTTCGACACCGGAAATTGGTCCTCCAGCGTCCCGCATGTTTGCTGAGTGAGTGTCCCATCGCAGGTTTTCCAGCTGATTGTTGGCAGGGTTTCCATCGTGATGCCAACATTCCATGCCCTCTGGTGGTAGACCAACGAAGGTTTCGAGCACAAGGCGATGAACGCTTTTAGTTATCACCATGCTGTCGTTGGCCAAGCCAACCACCTTGTACCCCCTTGGCTCAGTCACTGGGCGTAGCTCATACGGAACTAAAGACGTTCGTGGATTTCGCCAATGGCTGTAATGAGTCTTGTTGCTGAACACTCTGCCAATGTCAGTCACGTAGTAGTTCGGAAAGTCTTTGATTGGTTTAACAGACTCGGAGGAATGAAGAAGCTTTTGAAAAGAGACAAGCTTTAGAAAAGAAGAGTCGAAAGTAGAAGAAGTAAACATTTGCAACTTTGTAGGCTTGAGCTGTAAGGGCGCAACAATCCTAAGACAGTCACGCTCTAAATTTGAAACTTGCAGCTTCGCAAGGCATCGCATTATCGGGCGGCTTGGCAAAATCAGCTGGCAAGCCAACCGCTTCTCTTCGTTCCAAGCATCGAAGGTCTGTTTCGAAGTCCCATGGTACAGACCGCTTTGACGTGCCCCCCACCGTCTTGATTATCCCGACAAGGCACGAAAAAACCCCTCGGACTCACTACGCTTTCGCGCACCGCAAGGATGGTCCGATGGGGTTTCAGTTGTGTCTTTGTCGTGGCGTGAAAGCCTGCGAGTCTTTCACTTCCAAGATAATAGCAAACGTGGAACAAAAGTCAACGGTCAGAACCAGTCCAATTCCGTGACACCAACACCCGCCGCCCAAGCAGTTAATGCTGTGCTGAATCCCATGTCGAATGTTTTTCGCACGTCGATTGCTCGCTGGTTGTTCCAGCCGTAGTTCAATCCAGATATAGCTACGTCCCACCCTGGGGGTCGAAGTGTTGCAATGACTCCACCACCGTCACCACCGTTTGTGGTAGTGGCAGACCACGCATTTCCTAGCGAGGTAAGCGTATTGCCGTCATAGCTCGGGCCAATCAGTGCTCCGCCTGCGGGCGTACCTCCGCTGGGTAGCTGATACATAAAGTAATCGACGCCCCCATTCGCGAAGTCATTGCTACGTGAATCCGTAGCTTGCCCAAGAGTGAGACTGTCTAGTTCTTCAACGAACATCGGACAGAAGCTTGGGTAATTCCTGTTGGTATTTGTCTCGATATATCCGTCCCAAGACAAGACACTTCGATTGTCAATTTGCCCAAAGTAACATCGGGAAACGTTGTTGGGAGAATAGGCCCAATATCTTTTGCCGTTGCTGAACACACCGGACAGTTTGGTGAATCCAGGACCACCCATGTTGAAGTCGTTCAATCGGCCTTCGTCGGAAAGGTTGTTGAAACTCCTAAGTTCTAGCATTGCCGTGCCAATGCCCGTAATGATGAAGGTCTGCAGTGAATAGCTAACGTCCAAACCTTGAAGCGAGACAAGCCTTGTAGGTGGGACCGTTTCTGTGATTTCTTGCTGCAAGCCAGATTTGTTGAACCTCCAAACGTACAACTTGCTGCTAGTGATTGCGATAAGTATGTCGCCGTCACTAGAAAACTTCGCTGCTACAAACTGACCGTAGTTTGTTCCGATGATTGTTTTGTCACCGAACCCAGACTCCTTATTGAATGGCAACAGCACCAGTCCAGCTGTATTGGCAGGGACTGCTGCAATCCATCCACCTTGCTTTCGGGTGGACACGTCCAAATATGCGTAGGTGTTGGGCGTGTCGTAAACTGCAGTCAATCCATCTTCGGGATTCCACACTGCAGCCCGCATGAATGGACCACCGTAGTTGCTCGCTGACACAACTCCGCACGGTTCAATCCCATTGCGACTGGTTGGATTCCAGCTGGACTTGTTTGGATAGTTCGTGTGCTGCATCAGTCCAAGACAAAGGTTAGAGTTGCGGTCAATTCACGAGCATCGCCGTCACCACCAGCTTGTGTAACCTCAAGTTCCAGCGAATCATTGCGGTCAATGACAGCGTTTATCTCGACTCCTGCAGAGGTGTTCCACACTCCAGCACTTGAGACTTCTACGCCATTCCCGCCATCGTCGGTAATCAACCGTGTCCCGTTCACCAGAACATTTAGCTTCGGTGGGCTTGTCCCGTCTGCAGTGTGATTGATAAAGGATGCCTCTACGACATGAGCTTTGCTCGCTCTCCATCTGTAATACGTCTCCATTTTGTCAACCATCAGACTCTGCGTAATGTCTGTCCCATACGCACCGGCAACGAACAGATTCATGTCTGAAACCTGCTCGGGCTTGCCTACGCTGATAGTTGAGATTCCATCAGTCCCGAGAAGCGGACCCGTGACTGTAATTTTTGCATCAGTCTCGACTGCGTTCACAATTACATACTTCGTGCCAGCTGTTGTTGCCAAACGAAGTGGAAGACCCTTTGCCATGCCGCTAGTGTCCGACATTGAAATTTCAGTGTCACTCAATGGGACACTGGTAAAGTTTCCCGTAGGTATGAATATCCATCGTGAAGCATCGCTGACTGCAGCTTGAATTTGCTGAACAGTCGCTTGCTTCACTGCTCCCTGCTGCAATGCAAGAACTGTGTCGGACTGTTCAAGGGATGCGGCTGGGGGGTAGCTTCCAAACTGAGGCATTACGCTGTTCCTTTTATGATTGCAACAAGTTCGTTTACCTTGGTTTCCAAGGCTTGTATGTTCTCGAAAATTCTAAGGAACTTATAGCTGAACTGATTTCCAAAAGCTTGGTTTTGGGTCGGTTGATTGTTCCAGTTGTCCGCTGTTAGGTTTGCGTCTAGTCCGTAGTCTTGCACTTGGCCAGATTCGTTAAAGTCGTTTGGCAGGGTAACATTGACGATGGAATCATCTTTGAAAACTGCAGTCGTGTTTATGAGCGTAATCGCATCAATGTTTGCTGTGATTGAAGCATCGAACCCATCGCAGCGAGTGTCTAGCGTGTCAATTTGTTGCTGTAACGCTTGCAACTGTGGGTCGATTGTCGAAATAGCGTCAGTAACCTGCACCGACAATTCAGACACAGAATCTTTGATTTTTGTATTCAGACGTTCAAGGGCTAGTTCGTTGTCTCTTTGGTCATCAGTCTTAGGCGACTTGAATGGCAGGTCGGGGACATGGATTACTGGGGAATCGCTCATACTCTGCGTCTCCCAGTAGATGCCAATGTCGCTATCAGCGTTTCATTGGACCAATACGTTTCACTGCTCATCGAGATTGCAGCGTAGACACCACGAAGTCGGGGACGCATCGCGGTGAAACGACCTGCAGTAACCTTGCGTGAAAACGGACTAGCAATACCGTTCTGTGCATCTTGAATCACAGTCTCGCCGTTGTCACCTGTGTAAATCTCTATCTCAATGTCGTTCGAATCAATAGCCAGTTCTGTCGTTAGCTGGGTAAGCAACCCATCCATTGCAGGACCAGCTGACATTAAAATAGGACCAACAACGATTCGACTCGATATTGCATCACCATCGTCATCGCTGCCCCCAATTTCACGCACGTACCCATCGGGGTTCAACACGGTAATCGAACGTTGCCTTGTTGGAGCACCGGCATAACTGCATGTCGCAACTGGCTGCTTCCCACTGTTTGCAAACGAAAACTCCCAGAAGCTTTGGTTTTCAACGTCAAACCACCAATGACTACCAATCGTCACGCCATCGCGAGGTGTCACGAAAATGACAACTGCGTTGTTCTTCATGTCGTATGCAAGTGAGGTGTCGTAGTTCTCACCATCCAGTGCTTTCAATTCCATTGGCATCCGTTTGTCGGACAAGCTTGCCGGTGGTTGAGACAAGTCACTAGGAACAACGTACAAACCATCCTTGCTAAGAAAGAAGATTGAACCGTCTGGACCGTAACACCAAGCTTCGGGGGAAACGCATCCCACCTTTCGGCTAAGGTTGAACAGTTGCCCACCAAATGCGGGGTCGCCTCTGAGTACCCAAGTAGTTTGTTCGCCAAACATTACCAAGAAGTCATACCCAACTGGGACCATCCCCGTTATTGGGTCGCCGGGCATCCCGGCATCACTGTTTGTTCCTGCAACAGCTCTGCCAGCATCTTGAACATCTGCGGCGTAGTTGTAATCTCCAGGGTCGCCAACTCTCGACATGTACCAAACCGAACCAACAGCCCACACAAGCCTATCGCGATAGGTGGTGATGATAGCACCCTTGCTGGGAGGGAATGTTCCACCAGTGCAGGGTATTAGCTCAATGGTTCGTGAGTCTGGGTCAATTCGAAGTGGTCCGTTTACCACCTCAATCGTTGCTGTTCCAACACCGGTGCTCGCTGGCGAAACGATGATTTCGCTGGAGGTTATGCTGACAATGCTGTAACTGCCAACGTTGACTCCCGTGCCACCCGTTATGTTGACCACAAGCAATGCTGGGTCAATTCCAAGCTTTGTCCAGTCATCAACTGTGCCGTCAGAGGTGATGACACCATTGGTAACAACTGCCGTCCCTGTATAGGTTGCAGGCGAATTGCGGATTGCAATAATGTCGCCTTGGTATGCAGTGACGTGACCTGTGTATGCGTTCTCCCCGTCAGTGATAGCGAAACTTGTGCTCTGGATTATCTCGTCGTTTTCGTCCGTAATGTCGAGACTCGATTGGTCTTGGATTGCCCCGTTGAGCTGAATCAAAGTCTCGTCGTAATAAACCAATCCACCAGTTTCAATTCGTTCCGCACTTGAAAGATAGATGCTGGTGGACGTTCCAATGAACAAGAATTGATACGGTTCATTGAACGCTGTTGCTACCTTTGAGACTGGCAGCATGTACTGGGGCACACCTTCAAGTTGCGTTTCAAACCTTTTCTGGAAACCTTGACGCGAACCACCACGCATACGCTCTTCGTGCGCATCGCGAGGATGCACGTTTATTGCGTAGCTCGTGGTATCCGGCGATTGACCGCGAACGCTTCTGCTTCGGTCAATTCCACCCAAAGGGAACGGAATTTCAACGTCTTGCTGCGGCATTTAAGCTTCCAGTAACAGATATTCAATCTCGGTATTGTCGATTGTTGCTTGAACAGACACCTGTGAACCAGCTGCAAAACGCAAGATGAATGGGTCGCCCCCTTTGTAGGTAAGGAAGGACGATTCGCCAGCGATGAGGAAACTTACCATCGCACCCTCTGTGCCGGTTCTGACTTTCCCAACCATAATCCCGCCCATGTTTGGAACACCACCCATGGCCAAAGGAACTAGGCCTGTAGTGAGGTTCATTACAGTTTTCACGTAATCATCCCCACTAACATCAATCGGAAGACTAATGGCGGAAAAGACAGCTTGCGAAAAACTTGTTTCGAAAATTATGTTTGCGGTGACTGCTGCTTCATTCGCCATAATATGGCACTCCGGTTATTCGCCAATCAATGTCATCTGCACCCTGTGGCCAAACAGTTGCGTTATTTGGGTCTGAGTTGTATCCCAGCGTCTCGGCAGAAGACAACTTTTGGTCGTGTCGTATGCTCGCAATGAGCGAGTCCATGAACAACGCTTCGTGTGAACTTTGGACGTTTCGCATTCGGTCTGCAGAAACTAAACATGCTTCAAGCAAGGTTCTGGCATGAACGGGATTGCCTTTCATTACCTTTTCAACTTGCCCTGGAAGTCCGCCTATTACGTCAGTCATACCGCATACCCCGCGATGAACGAATCAGTAACCACAACTTGACCGTTTGGTTGTATGGTCAAAGTTGCGGGGTCATTGAATGTTGCGTTCAGCTTGTTCCGCCACAAGAAGTAAGTACCAGCTGGAAGGGCAAACTCAACTTGCCCTGTTTCCGTTGCTGTTGCTTTTCTGAAAACGTCTTCCGCACTACTCGTGTCTGTTTTTGTAATCACCACTTGGCAGTACGGCACTACTGAACCATCAGCAAACTTGATTGTGAGATTCACCAAGAACCCACGGTCGTAGTCAAGTTGTGGGTGAACGTTCGCGGGACAACCGATGACAATCGTGTCGTCGTTGGTGCTACGTGGGTAAATCGCTAAGTCATCACAGTTCGTTTCCTCCTGCGAAAGTGGAAAAAGGTAATATCCCTCTTCCACTTCCGTTGGATTCTGAGACGCCATCGGCACCGGCACACCGTAATCTTGTGAGATTTTTGCTGTGATGGTCGTTGCTGAACCAGTAATAGGCATGTTGGTCGTGCGGTCGAATGCGAAGACTCGATAGCTTTGACCTGCAGTATTCTTAAACATGGAGCTACGTCAAATTGAGGATGTTGCTAATTTGGCGTTTGGTTTAGGTCAACTTGAGGATGCCGTTAATTTGGTCAAGGTCAACCGTGAAAGAGTTTCCATCGGTAATGTCAACGCTGCTGCCGTAGTCCCAATAACCGATGAGCAAGCTATTGGCACTGTTGTAGAGAACCACGAATCGGAACGTCCCAATGTCACCACCCGCAGCAAGGAACTGAACGTCATCTCCTACCAGCGTATAAACGCCACCAGTTTGACTTCCAGATGTAGCGGCAACAGTTGCTCCGCCAGCTGTGTATCCGTTACCAGCTGCAATCTGGGTAACGTCACCAAGCTGTGCAGCAGTTGACGGGTCAATCGCAGTGTTTGACAGAGCAATCTTTAGCGTGTCAGTGGAAAGATTGTGCTGCTTTTCGGCTACCGCTTGTGCGAAAGCCCATACCTTATTGAAAGCACTCATTGGTTGCCTTGTAGTAAGAAACGAAAGTAATAGGAGTTTGGACTTGTTGGGCCAGTTGGCTTAACTGGTGATACGGTAATGTTGAAACTAGCGTGTCCAGATTCAAAAATCACCACCGAAAATAGATTGGGCACAGTGATGGCAAACTGCCCTGTGCTCACGGACCTAGCTTGCTCTGCGTCAAAAACCACAATGTTGAACTGCCCAGGTTCGCAAATAAGCCCAAAAGTCGCGACCAGCTGGACTGTAGGAAAGGTGAACTGAAAATAGCCAGTGTCGGCTTTAATCGTGTAGTTTCCGCCAGCGTCGAAGTTTGCACTGTTCACCACCAAGCTGTAGATAGCGGTGCTGACAGATAGGGTGCGAGGCAGGTCAACTGTAGGAAAGACTTGAATCTGATAGTCGCCGGTTTCCGCTTCTAGGCTGAGAGCGTAATCCAACACAACTGGATTGACTGTCAGTTCGTAGACTGCACAGTCGGCAGTAATGCTCTGAACGCGACCGGCAGGAAAGTAGAAGAAGATGAAAACGCCAGTTTCAGCTTTAAGCGAAATTCCATCTGAGAACTTTGCGTCAGAAACCGTGATGCTGTAATCAACAGTGGCTGCAACGATTCCAACTGGAAAGTTTACTTCGGTGACTGTGATTAGGTATTCAGAACAACTTGCTCCAATACCAAGACCTAAACCCACGGCAGGGTTTCCCTCAATGATATAGCTCGACGTGTCCACCACGTGTGCTATCCGCAAGGGAGTCTCGGGAGACTCAATCAGAAACTCACCAGTATCCGCAAACAGATTTATGGGTGCGGGTCCGTATTGTGTCCTGCCTTGCGAGAGGAAATACAGTTCGTCGGCAGTAAGTTCACGATTGAACAATCGCAAGTCATCGACCAGACCGTCCATTGCCTCATCTAGCGGTCCAAAGTCACCGTCACATCCACCAATGAAACCATAAGACGGATAAGCTCCCATGCCGCTAACTGAGGAAACTGCACCCGTCCCAACTAGCGTGAAGTTTTCGTAATGCCAAACAGTTGTTCCGTCTGACACACTGGCAAAATGCACCCAGGAACTGGCAGTTGCAGCACCAGCTGTAACGTCAACATCGAACCCAAAATTGCCTCGTATCCTAGAACGATAAGAACTTGGAGTTACGCCAAACTGGTATCCCTCTGAATACTGATTGATTTGGCTACCAAAGAAGGTTCGTGCTTTTGCGGTGTCGGTGTTCTTAACCCAGCACGAAAGCGAATAGACGCACGTGTCGTTTATGAATTGCAACACACCATCAGAAACGTCAAGCATGATTCGGTCAGAATCATTTCCGGTAAAGCTGTAGGCATATTCACCGTCAAACGCTGTGTCCGAAACAATGGAAACAGCACCCATCGCAGTTCCATCATACTGAGGTGTGTCAATCGCTTCATAGCTATTGGTAGCACTTGGATTGAACCAGATTATCTCGTCGCCCAATCCTCGAACGTCAGTCGGCGGACCTTCAATGCCTCGTTCAGTAGCAAGCCAAGCAAGTTCATCGTCGGTAATCGCTCGGTCAAAGATGCGTATATCATCCATGACCCCGTTGTATGGCAGTGCAGTGCCAACATAAGAACCGATTGACAGTTCGTTGCTTTGACTTCCACTTGTGAATCCCGTGAAAGGTGCAGAGAACTTTAACACGCCATCGACATAAAGACGCAGCGTTGTCCCATCACCTGTTGCGGTGTAGCACTTCCACTGATTCAGTCCGCTTAGGGTTGAATCATAAACGTATGCAGAGAAGACACCACCAGTTGCTTTGGTCAAGTCGAATCGAGTACCAAAACTTGTGTTGTAATACAGACCCCAACCAACAGCGACACTATCGTAGTTCGTGCTGATTAGCGTTTGTTGCGTTGGAGGTGCGTTGCTGCTGTTCTTCGCCCAACACGACACGGTAAAGTTGCCAGTGTTGTTTATGAAGTCCCAATCACTTTGGCCAAGCCCACCAATATATTGGTTCAGTCCATTGAACAAATAGGCTCTTGTTCCGCCATCTCCGGTGTCGGCAACAGTGCCCATTCCACCGTTGTACGTTCCATCGTTGCCGTTGTTGCTAATGTCGCTTGCACTGTCATCAATGCTCGGGCACCACCAACCTTTCTCGTCACCAAGACCCTCTGTGCTGTAAGAACCAAAAGCAGAGAAGCTTGCCGTGGTAGCGGGGAACGATATGCTCAAGCCACGAGTTGAAAACTCGATTGGAGCAACACTACTACTAACTACAGTGGTAGACGTAGTACCACGCACACCAAGTGGGTGTGTAGACGGAATGGGTTCCCGTAAGTCCCCTGCTGGTTGCGATGGCGAGAATACTACGTCTGTCATCACGCTTCCATATTGATTGTGTACTTATACGACAACTGGTAAGCACTGTCTGGAACTGGAAACAGCACCAGTTCATAAGCTGTTGGTCCGGTGTAAGTCGGAGCAACGGTAGAAGCTTTCACGCGAACAGCAAAACCTTGCGGTCTGCCGGTTGCTTGCCGTGTATTGGCTAATCGAACTTGCGATTCGCCGTACCGTTTGATTTGCTTACGTGGCAAGAAGTCATCATTCTCAATGACCAACGTGGATTCAATGTCGGCTAGGTCGCTTGGCAAGTCATACGTTGACTGGTTTGCAACTGTCTCGATTGCTGCCACGGGAGTTAGGAAACCCCAACTGTGTGTGTACGTCATTCCTGGAATCACGGGAGGATTACAAAACAATCGCAATCCATCACGGTAAATCTCTTGCACTTCCGCGATTTGAGCACTGGACCATGCCTTGAAGTTTGGACCGAACCCAATATGCAGACCAATTCTTTTGAAGAGGTTTTCTTTTGTAGTCTCAAGGGTGTTGGTCGCTGGGACTGGCCAAACACCAGTCGTTGTGCTTTGTGCAGACTCAGCATCAAGCAGGACGCTTGAAGCTAACATTGCCTGCTCTTTCACTCGGTAGTCGGTTGTACCCGCCCCGCTTCGCTCTTCCATCACTGCCAAGCAGCAAGCAAGGATAGTTTGGGCGTGAGTTGTTCCTGCTACTGGCCAAGGTGCGTCTTCGGTCAACCTTTGCGGAACTATTGAATACTGAACGTTGATTGTTTCATCGGCAATCGGAATTGGGTAAACCACCATCTTGTTTGTGGTTTGGGTGACACCATCACCAATCGCAACACGCTTTGCGGCATAAGCTGGGTAGTTCTGGATTCCTTCTTCGTTAATCAACTGACGCAGGTGCGATTCGGGTGCAATCGCTAATTTGCCTTGCCCCTCGACTCTGCCGGTTGTTGTTGGCTCTGCAAGCAATGAGTTAAAGTTTGCTGGCAAGTCATACTCTGTTTGACCTGCGACAAGGTTCACGTCTAAGAACGTGCTAAGAAAAGACCAGTTGTGCGGTGCTCGCTTCAATCGCTCCTTCTGCGCTTCGCTCGCATCGGGAATAGTCAACTCAGACGGCACTGGCTGATAGAACCGAAACAATCCGCTATCAATGATTGAATCAATGACCATGCGTTGATTGTTGTCTAGCAACGACAAGTCTTTTGGTAGCTCCGGCATTACAGCGGCTACCTCTTTTCGTAACCACGAAAGCGAACCATACGGGTAATTGGTAACTGCCCAGCTCATGTTCAAACTCCAACAAGTAGCTTGTCTGTTGCGACACTACCAGCAAGTTGCGACTGGAAATACTGCCAGTGCACACCTCCCTCTTGTGCCATGGTTTCGGGATTCATCTGTTGTTCGGCTGCAGCAAGACACGCTGCCATGACGGTTTCAGCGTGAGTGGCACCACCGTAAGGAAAGGGGTTGTCCACTGAAACTGCTTTAGGCTCGAACTGATACCAGATTTGAATTGTTCTCGGGGGAACAGTAGTGCTGAGAATGGGGTAAATCCCTATCTCGTATCGAGTGTTACCACGAATCTCAGCAGTTCGAAGAGCGCAATACTTCGCTTTGCCATCGGCCACTGGGGACGGGTCGTTGTTGGTTCGCAATCGAATACCATCCTCGTTCGTCACAGCAAGCGGTGACTGAGTGTTCGAAATTGAAACCGTACTTGCAAACCTCACGAAGTCTTCCGGCAAGACGTACCACTGTTGGTCATTCGACACTTGCAGCTCAACGAACCGACGAAGAAATGACCAAACGTGAGACAGCTCACCTGTTGGAAAATAGAACCATCTCAAGCCACATCGGATGCAGTCATGGATTGATTCGTTCTCTGCTTCGCTACGGTCGGATTCCTGCAAAGGGTATCCCAGACGACGAGCTATCGTTCGTGTCACTTCAAGGAAGTCAGTGGATAACATTGGTCAATGTTTACCTGTAACGAAGGTTAATTTTCGCCCCTGCACAAGACACAACCAAACTTTGATTGTATTGATAATCGTTGTGCAAAACGCTTTCGTGGTAATCCAAGTCCAAGACGCCATCGGAGGGCACGTCAACATCCAGCAGCACCGTATCGCCGTTATAAAGAACGACTAACGCACCACTGCCACCAGACACCGTGATTCGGGAGATTGCCCAAAACTCGTCGGGTTCTGCATCAAGAGTCACAGTGCCAGTGCCTAGCTTGTTGCTGGTGGTCGCCAGCTGAATAATGCTACCTTTACTTCTCATTTTGCTTCT